TGTGCATTGGTGAACATTGGTTACTGCGTTGGCCTAAACTTGTGTATAACCGCACCAATCTGTGTACAAACCAAGGCAAGACTCCAAACCCCACCACAGAAAAAAACAAAAGAAAACATCTACAGTTGTGCTATTTATGTCACAGTCTACAGTAAAGTTGCTACAAAATGACGCACATACAAAGAAACTGGTTGACCTTACTTTATGACTCCACTATATATAAGTGCGAGAGGGTAACATAAGTTGTACATAAGTTGCTCTTAAGTTTTATAATCAATAATGTATAATACCTAATGAGAATCATAACTATAGTAAAACTTAAGTACAACTATAGTACAGACTAAAAACCCAACATAAGTATTATAATAATCTATATGATTTACGGTTATACATGACTGTACGGTTATAAATACAATACATCAGTTTCCCCTGTAGAGGGAACCCTGTAGCCATAACAATTACGGTACATATTAGTGCTACGGTTATGAGCTACGGGGTAACTATTGTTGCTCGTAGAGAGCTATTGTTTGTTCGGTTTATATTTAAGACCGACGACTGTTCACCAAAGGACTTACCAATGGCTAACAAGCTACCTAAGAACCCAAACATTGCCCGTAAGGTACGTGAAGGTATCAAGGGTGGTGTATCCGTAAGACAAATCTTTGCTTCTGTATTGCATATGAAGAATGCTCCTCAGTCGTACACTACTTTCTATAAGTTGTACCGTGAGGATATGGATGAAGTTAAGTTCACTATTGATGCTAAGGTTGGTAAGACAGTTATTGACCAAGCACTAGAGGGTGACTTCAAATCTCAAGAGTTGTACCTACGTTCTCGTGCTGGCTGGTCCCCTAGTTCTCATGTACAGGAGCAAGAGGTTGGCACTGAAGAGGAAGAGAACGAGGGTGCGGTTAATGCCCTTATGGCTGCTCTAGGTAAGGACACTGATACAGAGGAATAACCCGATATGGTCCATCTAACTGCCCAATCATTAAGAGAGATGCCTGACGATCAGGTACAAGAAGCTCTCGCTAAGATGTCTAAGAGGCAGCTAGAGGAACTACAGAAAGAATACAAGTTCTGGGCTAGACCTGAGCAGATTGAACCTGAAGGGGATCACAACGTATGGTTCCTTAACTGTGGTCGAGGCTTCGGTAAGACATGGACTGGCGCTCAGTGGGTACGAGAGAAGGTAAAGGAAGGACACAAACGTATTGCTTGTGTAGCTTCTACTAACTCCGATATTGAGCGTGTTATGGTTAAAGGTGAGTCAGGTTTCTTGGCTCTCTGTTCTAAGTACGATAAGACCTACAAAGGTAAAGAGATGGGGTTCCCTGAGTGGTCTCCTACCAAACGTACTCTTACGTGGGCTAATGGAGCTAAGGTAGAGTTCTATTCCGCTGAAGAGCCTGAACGTCTCCGTGGCCCTCAGTTCTCCGCTGCTTGGTGTGATGAGCTTGCCGCATGGAATAAAGACGAAGACACATGGGATATGCTTCAGTTCTGTCTACGATTGGGCAAACATCCTAAAGTTTGTGTTACTACTACCCCAAAATCTACTAAATTGGTACGAAAACTACTAAAAGACCCTAAAACACGTATTACTGTGGGGTCTACATTCGATAACGCTGCAAACCTAGCGGATACCTACCTTACTGCTGTGAAAGATCAGTATGAGGGTACTAGGCTTGGCCGACAGGAACTCTATGCTGAGGTCTTGGAGGAAAACGAAGGCGCACTCTGGACTACAGACACTATTGATGGTTGTCAGGTAGACAGAGACAAGGTTCCCGATCTTACCCGTGTTGTTGTGGCACTTGACCCTGCTGTTACCTCTAATGCTGAGTCTGATATGACTGGTATAGTGGTTGCTGGTGTTGATGTCAACGGTAAGGCTTATATCCTCGGAGATTATACTGACAGACTATCCCCTCAAGGTTGGGCGGCTAAGGCTATTGAACTCTATCACTCGTTTGAAGCTGATAGGATCGTAGCTGAGGTCAACCAAGGTGGGGATATGGTCAAGCATACGATCCACGGAGAGGACGAGAGCGTCCCTCTGAAGATGGTTAGAGCCTCCCGAGGTAAGTATGCTCGTGCGGAGCCTGTAGCGGCCTTGTATGAGCGTGGTTTGGTACATCACGTAAGGAACCAAGAAGACGGTGCAAACCTTAATGAACTAGAAACCCAAATGAGAACATGGGAGCCTTTAGGTTCTATCGGTTCTCCAGACAGACTTGATGCTATGGTTTGGGCATTAACTGAACTCATGCTTAATGGGTATCAAAAACCTCAATTGAAACTCGTATACAGTAGCAACAAAGGACTGAGCTAATGACTAAGAGCCTGTCAAAAACAGAATCAACTTCTATTCTAGGTGTGGCAGGCCAGAATGTCCACAACGGTAACTTTCGTGCAGATGAGTTCCTTACTGAGCTAAAAGGTAAGGCTGCTGTCAAGAAGTACCGTGAGATGCGTGACAACGATAGTACCATTGGTGCTGTTATGTATGCCGTTGAACAGATGCTTCGTGACGTGGAAATCAACGTAGTAGCTGCTGATGATAGCGAGACTGCTCAGAAAGAGAAAGAGTTCGTTGAGAGTGTCCTAGAAGACATGGAACATACTCTTGATGACCACATTGCTGAGGCTCTTAGCTTCCTGTCCTACGGTTTCTCTTGGTTTGAAGTAGTATATAAACGCCGTGAAGGCTTGGGTCAGAACCCTAAGAAGAAGTCTAAGCACTCTGATGGACGTATGGGTGTCCGTAAGCTGGCCTGTCGTTCTCCTTGGACTATTGATAGGTTCGACGTAGATCAAAAGACTGGCGACATCCTCGGTATCTACCAGAGTACAGGCTTTGGTATGGGCAAGAAGTACATCCCTAGCCGTAAATCTGTTTATTATCGCACAACTACTATTAACGGTGATCCTTCCGGTAGGTCTATCCTACGGAACGCCTATACGAGTTACCAGTACCTTAACAATATGCAGTCTATTGAGGCTGTAGGTGTTGAACGTGAGTTGGCTGGTATTCCAGTTGCTCGTGTACCTGCTGAGTACCTTTCACCTGATGCTACTGAAGGTCAGGTTGCCTTCCGTAATGAACTACAGTCTATCCTACGGGATGTCAAGTTCAACGATCAGGGTTATATCATTCTCCCTAGTGATACCTACCCAGATAAGGATGGTGCGCCTACAGGAGAGCGTCTGGTTGATGTAGAGCTTATGTCCTCTAGCGGCACTCGCAACATTGATATTGACCCTATTATTCGTCGTTACCAGCATGACATTGCTCGTAGCGTACTGTCTGAGTTCCTTATGCTTGGTGGCGGTTCTAATGGTTCCTACGCCCTATCTAAGAGCAAGACAGACCTGTTCCTACGTGCCTTGGAGAGCTACATCACTCAGGTGGTAGATACGCTTAACAAGCAGCTTATTGAGCCTCTGTGGGAACTGAATAACCTTAACCCTGACCTTATGCCTAAGCTGGTTGCTGGTGACGTTGCTCCCCACGACCTTAAAGAGCTTGGGGCATACCTTCGCAATCTCAATGGTGCCAACATCAACTTGGCCGACCAACCTGAGATTGTTGATGCCCTCCTTCATAATGCTGAACTTCCTGAACTGGATCGTGAGAAGTATGATGCGTCACTTGAGGTGGCTCGTCAGGCTGCTCTGGCTCCCGTACAAGAGGAAGAGCCTGAAGAAGACGACGAAGATCAGGAAGATGAAGAAGAAGTCTCTAAGCTTGCGTCTCTGCAAGAGGAGGTTCTTAAAGCCTCTTTGGAGTACCTGAAAGATGACTGAGTTTGCCAACAATGTAGCTATCATCAAAGCCGTTGTAGCCAAAGAACTCCTTAAGAAAGACTTCACAGGACGTGAGGGCGACAAAGGAGAGAAGGGAGACAAAGGAGATACTGGTGAAAAAGGCGAAAGCATTGTTGGCCCTCAAGGTCCAGTAGGTAAAGCGGGACGCGATGGTGTTGATGGTATCCAAGGTCCGGTTGGTAAGGCTGGTCGTGATGGTGTTGACGGTAAGGACGGCAGAGATGGCGCTGACGGGCAGTCTATTGAAGGGCCAGAGGGTCCAGTAGGTAAAGCTGGTTCTGACGGTAAAGATGGCCGTGGTATCAAGTCTATCAAGGTAAACAATGAGAATATGCTTGTTGTTACCTATGACGATGGTGATATGACTATTGCTGGTAAGGTCTCTGTCACGAATAAGACTGAGGTTATCCAGAACGGTGCAGGTCTACCTTTAGGACACTTCGCTATCTATAGTGCTGAGATGGATGATGACAACCAGTTAATCATCAAGTGCAACAACAACAAGACCTTCGTAATCCCTACGCTTCGCGCTAAGGACATCGGAGGTTTTGCTGACTACAACGACACAAGTTCTCCAGCTACGCCTGTTAACCTTTTGACTGACACTTGGACAGACCTGCCTAATGATGGTCTGGGGCCTTTCACCAATCTAGGGTTCCCTGCGGGCGTAACTAACATGCTTGATACCAGTACAGGGGCTATCCTAGTTGACGAACTGCCTATTGGGTCGGCTATCTTTATTCGTATGGATTATACGGTAACGCCAAGCTCCAACAACTCCAGCCTTAAATTTAGGTACACGTTGGGTTCTGGTGCAGGCGCTTATACTCTGGAAAAGAGCGTAGGTAGGCTAGACGAAGGCTCTGGCATACCTTACCGCCAGTCTCTCACTACAGACTATATCTACGTAGGTGATGACAACACACGACTTGGCCCTATCCAACCTCAAGTTAAGCTCTCTGGGGAGGGTACAGTTGTAAACGCAGGTATGGCGATAGAGATAAGGAAAGCCTAGTATGACTGTTACGGTTTACAAAGACCAAGACGCTAACGCGGTTTTTATTGAGAACTCTAACGGAGTTCAGTTTTTGAACTCACTACAGGCGACCATGGACACCCCTTCAGACGTTGTGATTAACGTAGAGGATTTGTCTAGGGGCATACAGATTTTCTCAAGTGTACCCTTTGCTGATTTTGTAGATGAGAGCGGCACTTCTTACGGCTCAACTGCGTTGGAAGTCTGCAATGCTTTAAACGCAGAGTTTACTTCTTCAGGAGGTTCGTCAGGTTTAGCCCCTGTTATTACTTCATCTACTACAGTCAACCTCACAGAAGGTGACACTCTTAACTACGAGCTTGTAGCTACTAATGGTGTAGGTTATGAGTGGGAAAACATTCCTTCTGGTGTAGTTACTGTGGATGGAAATATACGTAAGCTGATAGGAGGCTCTACACTATCTGTGGGAACCTACAACCTCACTGCTAAGGCTATCAACTACTTTGGCGAGGACACTGAAATCATCAACTTGGTGGTAGCAGCCCCTCCCTACTCAAACACAAAGTCTATCCAGTTTGACACTCAAGATTACTTAGGAGCTAACGCAGCCCTTTTAAGTAGTACATTAGGACGGAGTGGAAACGGTAGTGGCTCTGGAGATGCATGGTCCTTTGCCTTCTGGTTTAAACCCTCGACCGCAGGTAATAGCAACCAAACAATTTTTTACTTCGGGGACAATGATAGGGATGCAGGAGGTGGCATAGACCTAAAGTTTCGCGGGTCTAACGACAACCTCAGATTTCAATATGGTGGTAATTTCAACTACCTCCGTTATGACAGCCCCAACCTTTCTCTCTCTGCAGGTTCTTGGCACCACATACTTCTCTCTTACGATGGGGGCACCACAGGAGTAGCTTCGGGAAGTGTCTCGGACTACTACAGTCGGTTCACACTCTTTATTGACGGCGTAGACGTATCTACCTCTTCAGGCTCATGGTCAAACTCGAATTACGGTTACTCATCAGGAATTGACGCTGACAACTTACGAGTAGGACGTTCAACTTCAGGCCAGTACATGAGAGGTGGGTGTAAGGTGGACGAACTAGCTGTTTGGGGTTCTGACCAGTCAGGTAACATATCAGACATCTACAATTCAGGTTCTACTCACGACTTAGACCTGCTGGGCACACCTCCTGACCATTGGTGGCGTATGGGAGATGGTGACACATACCCCAATATTCAAGACAATGTAGGAACTGCAACATTTGTTATGTACAACATGACTGCTGCTGACATTGTAACTGATGCACCTTAAGGAATAGCTAATGTACGATCCAGACACTCTTCCTACTGAGGATGAAATCAACAAAGCTGACAAACCTCTGAACAAACCTTTCCGACTGCCCAAGGGTAGTTCTAAGAAGTTCGGGGTTTACGTCAAGGATGGTGACAAGACTAAGAAAGTTACCTTCGGTGATCCTAATATGGAAATCCGAAGGGACGATCCTAAAGCTCGTGCCAACTTTCGGTCACGTCACTCCTGCGACACAGCAACAGATAAGACTAGCGCCCGATACTGGTCTTGCCGCATGTGGGAGAAAGGAACCTCCGTGGGACAAATGACAAAAGATATTGAGGGTCAAATCCTTAAGTCAGACGAGGAGCAACGCCTAGTATATGGTTGGGCTTCCGTTATCACCGAAAAGGGCGAACCTGTAGTGGATCGTCAGGGTGACGTAATTAAACCTGATACGCTCGTAAAGGCCGTGAACAACTTCATGGAGCACGTGCGTGTAGGTAAACAGATGCACGACGGAGATCAAGTTGGTGTGGTGGTTCACTCATGGCCCTGCACTAATGAGATCAATAAGTCCGTTGGGCTAGAGGCTGACCGTGAGGGTTGGCTAGTCGCTTTTAAGGTCTATGACGATGATGTCTGGGCTAAGGTTAAAAGCGGAGAACTCGCCGCCTTCAGTATTGGGGGTCGTGCGGTAAAAGGAGAGTATGATGGCGACTGAGTTGCTTGAACTTCAACTAGAGGAACTGTCTTTGGTTGATCGTCCAGCCAATGCAGAAGCGATGGTTACTCTTTTCAAACGGGACGATACCCAAGAAGAGGACATCGATAAGATGACTGACGAACAGAACGCCAAAGTCAAAACCTATATGGAAGAAAAAGGCTGTGGCAAAGATGAAGCCATGAAGGCACTTGGTTATGACGTAGAGAAGGCCGATGAGGTTGACCCTGCTGAAGAACTGAAGGCTGAGATTGAGACCTTGAAAGCTGAGAACGAACGTCTCCGCAAAGGTCTGATCGACGAAGGCTACGTGATTAAAGCTGAAGCCATCGAAAAGAAAGCTCCTGAAGAGTTTGTCGAGTACGAAGGTGAACAGATTAACAAAGCTGACATTCCTGCACCTATCCTGAAAGCTCTGGAAGCTGCTGAGATTGAGAAAGCTGACGTTGCACTGACTAAGAAAGCTGAAGAAACCCTTCCGCATTTCTCTGTTGAGGCTGCTAAAGGTCTGCTGTCTGCTGTGTCCAAGATGGATGAAGTGGATATGCTGATGGAAGCTCTTGCGGCTGCTGACAAAGCGTTTGCAGATAAAATGGAAGAGTTCGGTAAAGCGGATGTAGATGGGGAGTTCTCCTCTGCTTCTGATAAAGTTGAACACATGGTTAAGTCTCACATGGAAGAGCACGGACTGACCAAAAAGGATTACGCCAAGGCTTATGCGGCTGTCGCTAAGACCGAAGAAGGCAAATCCCTCATCGCTAAAGCCTACAAAGGAGAATAACTCATGGCTACTGAGCAATCGCGGAACTCCCGCACTTTCGTTGCAGGCGAAGACCTCTCTACTGCACAATTCAAATTCGTCACTCTGGAAGCAGACGGTCAAGTTGATCTGGCTGACGCTGCTGGTGAGAACTGCATCGGTGTACTTCGCACTGAGGGTGCAGCAGGTGTAGCTGTAGCTGTTCTGGTAGACGGTCCTGTTATCGTTGAAGCTGGTGGCACTGTTACCAATGGTGGCGCTGTTGCTACCGACGCTACTGGTCGCGCTGTAGATGCAACCACTGGCGACATCATCATGGGCTACGCTATGGAAGCTGGCGCTGTGAACCAGAAAATCCAAATCGAACTTATCCAAGGCGGTAACGCTGCGGCGTAACCTAAGTAAAAGGAAAACAATACTATGCCTATGCTGACCCCCTCTCAGGTACACCTTGACGTACCTTTGACTAACCTGACCGTTGCCTATGCACAGGAAGCTTCGGGTTTTATTGCTGACAAAGTTTTTGGTACTGTTTCGGTATCTAAGCAGTCGGATAAATACTACAAGTATGACCGTGAAGGTCTGCGTCATGGTGACGTTAAAGTTCTGGCCCCTCGTACTGAAGTAAACCGTGTTGGTATGGCTCTGTCCACCGACAACTACTTTGCTGATGTTCGTGGTCTGGGTATGGACTTTGATGAGCAAACTCTTGCTAACGAAGACACCATGCTTGAAATCCGCTCTCAGGGTGCTAACGTCCTGATGGAGAAGATCCTGATTGATCGTGAAGTTCGTTGGGCTGACACCTTCTTCAAAGCGGGCGTTTGGGGTACTGAGACTACTCCTGCTAACCTGTGGTCTGACTACACCAACTCTACCCCTATTGTGGATGTGACTAACGCACGTCGCGCAATGCAACTGAAGTCTGGCGGCTACAAGCCAAACGTCATGGTTGTTGGTAAAGCTGTACGTGACATTCTGGTCAACCACCCAGACATCCTTGCTCGCCTGAACGGTGGTGCAACTGTTTCTAACACCGCTCTGATTACTGATGCCAAGCTGGCTGAAATCTTTGAGGTTGAGCAGTTCCTCGTAATGGAAGCTGTCTATAACGACGCTGCTGAAGGTCTGACTGACAACATCGACTTCATCGGTGGTAAACATGCGATGCTGGCATACAAGCCTTCCTCCATGGGTCTGCGCACTCCTGCTTCCGGTGCTATCTTTACTTGGGATTCCATTCCAAGTGTTAGCGGTCTGGGTATCACCGTAGAGTCCTTCTCTGACGATGCTCTGAAGCGCCAGCAAATTGCTGAGATGATCCAAGTTAAGTGTTCTGATGACATGAAAGTTATCGGTGCTGACCTTGGTTACTTCTTCGACAGCGTTGTAGCTTAATAGTTACTTACTAACGGTAGACCCTGAGTTTCGGCTTGGGGTCTAACCCAATTACAAAATACCATAACAACTTAAATAGGAACATAATATGCACCCTACATGGCTTGGGTTTCAGGTAGACTGGCCCGTATTCGTTAAGAACCCCTTTCAAGCAGCTAACACCTCTTGGACACGAGGTCAACACTTTAACTGGCAAGAGCGCAAGATGGACCCCTACAAAGTCTATACTATGTACGCCGCTGGTTATCTGTACCACAATAAAGATTTAGAGAAAGAGAATAAGGTTGGTGATCGTCTTAGTGAGATGAATACAGATCAGCTTTATACTCTGGTAGGTCTTCTGAATGGTGAGGTTAAGAAACGTACTACCTCTGCGGAAGAACTAAAGAACAAGCGGTGTCGTCAGTCTAAGATCGATGATAAACAGCGTGGATTGCTCCGCTCATTCCTACGTAAGAACCCTTGGATTACCGAGGACTTCTACAAGTTTCGAGACGACATTCTCGGAGAATAAATAACAAGGAGACCTGATATGGAAAAACGTTGCTCTAAGTGCGATACTGTCAAGAGTTTCGACTCTTTCCATAAGCACAGAGGTAAACCCTACGGTCTCGCTAGGTGGTGTAAAAAGTGTGCCTGCAAAAACGCCAAGGTGTGTTACGACAGGCGTGATCCAGAAGAGAGGCTTAAGGTTAAGAGGGCATGGCAAGACTCCAACAGAGAGCACTTGAACTACTACAACAACGAGTGGCGAAAACGCAACCCAGAGAAACACGCTGCCATACAAGCCAAACGAAGAGCCTACAAACTTCAGGCAGCACCCTCTTGGTTGAACGGAACTCAGAAAGCCCACATACTTAGAACTTATAAACTTGCTAAACTTATGACGGAAGTTACAGGCCAAGACTATCACGTAGACCACATCGTACCCCTAAAAGGAAAAAACGTGTGTGGTTTACACGTGCCTTGGAATCTTCAAGTTCTACGTGCAGACTTGAACCTAAAAAAGTCAAACTCTACGGAGGGTAGTTAAATGTGGTCCTACGACCCCACGGACTTGAATACGACCACTGCTTCAGGTCGCCTAAACACAGTAAGATTTCTGGTAGGTGACACAGACACTAATGACCAGAAGGTTCAGGATGAAGAGATTACGTTCTCCCTGTCTCAGACTAATGATGATGTAAATGCTGCTGCTTCCTATGTAGCTCGTACTCTAGCTTCTAAGTATGCCTCTAAGGTTACTATTGAACTAGACGGTCAGCTAATGGCTCACTACAGTGACCTATACGACCACTACAAGTCTCTGGCAGATAAACTAGACTACCAAGCCAAGAAGTTCGGTGCTCAGTTGGGCATCCTAGCGGGTGGCATTAGCAAGACTAGAGTTGGCGCTGTACGTAGCAACACTAACAGAGTAGAGCCAGCCTTCCGTAGAGATAGGTTCACTAACCCACCTGATTCTGACAGCTATAGCTAAGGGGTTAACATGCTTAGTAAGGATATGTACGCCCTAGTCCAAGAGTTTGGTCAACCAGTTACTCTTAGGAAGGTTGTCACAGGTGCTTATGACCCAAGTACAGGTACAGCAGGTAACACAACCACAGACTACTCTGTTAAGTCCTACATGGCTCAATTCACCCTAACAGAGCTAACACTGGATACTGTCGTCAGGGGCGATAGGAAAGCCTTTCTGTCTGCCTATGATACCTCTGGTGTACCTATCCCTGCCCCTGACGAGAGTGACCTCTTGGTGGGTGTAGGAGACACTGTGAGGGTGGTTGCTACTCAGACGATCTACAGCGGAGATAGTGTAGTCTGCTACATTTGTCAAGTGAGGGAGTAACATGGCTCAGGTAACAATCAAAGGTCTTAAGGCCATTGAGAACATGCAAGACCAAGCTAAAAACATTGTAAGTAATGAATTAGAGGGTTACTTCACCGAGGTGGCTACTGACGCTATCGCTATGTCCCCCGTTTGGTCTGGTGCTTACGTCAAGTCTTTCTCTTTCAAATCTAACAACTCCAGCAGTCGAGGACGCAGGATTGATGGCGCTAATTGGAAGTTCCCTAAAGAGACAGGTTCCCTTAGTGACAAAGACGAGGGGTTAGCTTTACTCTTAGGTGACGTTAAGGCGGCTTTTGTGGACAAGGACGAAAACACTAAAAACAGTTCCTTTACCATTCGTAATGACTCCAACCATGCAGTCTTTGTAGAACATGGCACAGTAGGCAAAGGTGGCCCAAACGGCCCTTACGCTAACGGGGGATACAAAATCTTTGCGAGGTTGAAACGAAAGTATGGCTGACATTAACAGAAAGATTAGGGCCGCACTAGAGACCCACCTATCCAACATCTCCGGCTTGCCCGACATTGCCTATGAGAACGTCTCTTACGAGCCTACAACGGGTCAGAGCTTCATTCGTGTAGCCTATATGCCTGTGACACGTAGACCCGCTGTAAGAGGCCGTAACCCGCAACAGGAGTACCGAGGAATACTTGCACTTAATGTGTATGCCCCTGAAGGTTCTGGCCCTGCTGCTTGTGAAGACATTGTAGAGAAGCTGTTAGAAGGTTTTGAGGCCACCACAGACATTACCTACAATGATGGCAGTGATGACTACACTGTTTGTATTGACTACGCTGAGAGAGACATTGGACTAACTGATGCTCCTTGGTATTTAATCCCAGTCAACATCGGCTGGTTCATCTACAACTAGGAGACTTAGATGACTTGTTTCGCACAGGGTTCTCGTTCCAGCCTTTCTTATATTGTCGAATCTACTTTCGGCACTACCCCTGCTGGTAACTTTACGAACCTTCCCTTCAGCACACACTCGCTGAACCTAACTAAAGACCGAGTAGCTGGTAACGACATTCAAGCTGACCGTATGCCTCGTGTTGACCGTCATGGCAACCGTCAGTCCGGTGGTGACATTGCTGTTGACCTCCGTAAAGGCGACTACGACGCTTTCCTTGAATCGGCTATGCTTAACACTTGGGCTACTGATGTGCTCAAGGTAGGCACCACCCCTAAATACTTCTCTATTGAAGACTACGCTGCTGACATCGACCAAGCCCGCCTGTTCACTGGTTGCACCGTATCTACTATGGCGTTGTCTATCGCACCTAACCAGATGGTCACGACTACCTTCGGTATGGTTGGTAAAGACATGACTATCGGTCAGACCGAGAAGACCCAAGATGCTGCCTCTGGTAATGCGCCCTTTGATGCTTACTCTGGTGACTTGGCTATCGGTAACGTGGGTGCCTCCTCTGCCGTAGCTATTGTGACTGGTATCGACTTCACCCTGAACAACTCCTTCGCACCTACCTTTGTTGTTGGTGACGATAGTGCCCCTTGTTTGGAAGTAGGTCGTGCTGAGATTGAAGGTACTATCACTGCGTACTTTGAAGATGCTGCACTGATTAACCGTTTCCTTAACGAGACTGAAACTGAACTGTCCGTATCTGTAGATGACCCTACTGGTACTAACACTTATACCTTCTTGTTCCCTCGTGTCAAGATCAACTCTGCTGACGTTGGTGTAGATGGCCCTAACAGCCGTATCATCAATATGTCCTTTGTTGCTCTGTATGACTCTACTGAGGAAACTAACCTGAAGATTACTCGTTCATAAGAATCCCGCAAGGGAGGGGCTGGTGCTGTGTCGGGTGGCACTGGCCCCAATTATCTCACACCCGACTATACATAAAGGAACCCGACAATGGATTTGAAAGACTTTGCACCTAAAAGTGATGAAGTAGAAGTAGAGATCAAGCACCCCGCTAATGGTGAACCTCTTACGAATAAAGACGGTAGTGCTATGACTATTGTACTCCATGCGCCCCATTCTAAAGCATACAAAGAGGCCATGTATGAGCAGACAAACAAACGTCTTAAATCTGCACAATCGTCTGGAGGAGACTTCAATCTGACTGCACAAGACATCGAAGAAGCTAGTCTAGAGCTACTGTCTAAAACTACTAAGTCTTGGAGCATCACATACGATGACAGTCAACCTAAGCTCACCGCTGCTAAAGCTAAAGCTATCTATGAGGAACTGTTCTGGCTTCGCCCTCAACTTGAGGAGGCCCTGAATAACTCTCAGGCTTTTATGAACGGCTGATTGGGCAACTAGAAGACTTTGCTGAACATACGTTCAAACTGAATAAACCCGATCAAAATGGTGTCTCTCAAAGGGAACACCTACAAGAAGTAGAAAGGCAGATCGGACGTAAGCCACAAGAATTGGAGGGACCAGAGTTTCCCCGATTAGTGTCTCATGTTTGGTCTGCCTTTATTTCGTTGAGCAACAGCCGTACTGCTGGTTTTAGCGGACCTAACCCGATTACTTACGAACAAATCAAAGCATGGAAAGAACTCACGGATACGCCCCTTGACAGCAGAGATGTTCAGGGTGTCATGCGTATTGATGCAGTATATATGAGGGTGGCTAATGGCTAACAATAATATGGAACTTAAGTATCTCGTAGATTATCGTCAGCTTCAGCTTGCGAACAAAGAGATTCTAAAGACAGGTTCTAACGCTCAGAAGTCTGCCTCTGTATTTGAACAGGCTTTCCGTAAGGTTGAGAGGGAGAACGCAAGACAGCTTTCGGATGTCAAGAAGAAGATAGCTTTCAGTCAGCGCATGGAAGCTCAAAAGGCTAAAGAGGCTAGGGAAACCCAAAGGGCAGCAGATCAAGAAGCTAAGTCTTTAGAGAGGCTTAAGGTTAAGTACGTCCAAGGCCATCTGGCTATGGATATATATACAAAAGAACTAAATGATCTAGCTTTAGCCCGTAAGAGAGGTATTATAACCGCTGAACAGCAGAGGGTTGAGTTAGAAAGGCTTAATACTGCCACTAAGATGGGTACTGTTGTATCTCAGGAGTATGGTAATGCTGTAGGTCAAGTGGGTCGTCGTATGAGCCGTACTGGCGTTATGACACAGCAGGCAGGCTATCAGGTTGGTGACTTTATTGTTCAGGTACAGTCTGGACAGAACGCTATGGTCGCATTTGGACAGCAAGCTACACAGATGGCAGGTACTCTCACGCTACTTGGCGGTAAGTTTATAGCTATCGGTTCTGTACTAGGTATTGCTATACCTTTAGTTACTGCTGTTGGCGCTGCATTTCTGAGGACTCGAAAGTCTGCTCGTGACAGTTTAGACCCTCTTGAGTCAGTTACGAAAGAGCTAGGAAACCTTGTCGAAGAGTCTATTAAGGCTGTTACTAAAATAGACCAAGTTGTAAGCGCCTTAGAAAAACTAGAAGATTTTAAAGCAAGATTAGGCGAATCCTTTACGGGCAACTTAGTCAATCTTGAAGACCTAAGAGGGTTTTTAGGTGAAAGCCTTGAAGAAC